CCGTTCAAAGATTAGTGGTTTGAGTATGGTGCGGACGAAACGCTGAATGCCCATATCAAATGATACGGCTTCGTCAAGGATCAACGTTCGCCCGCGAGGATCTTGTTGCCCTATTACTGCCGCTGGTGTCAAGCCTAAATCCATACCAATTACGATTGGGCGTACACCATTTATAATCGGACGTAGGGTTTGTCCCGCTATATGATAGTCTGGTCTAAAATACTTATACACAGGTTGTCCCGCAGAACTTAACCCGTATTCCCCATCTACATAAACTCGAACGTATTCATCTGACCTACCTTGAGTATCATAATAACCGTCAGGTAAATTTTCTATGTTTTCTGCTAATGGACTACGACCTGATGGTTGTTTAAATACATCCCACCCGTTGTCGTTAGGACTTACACCATCTTTGGAATCAAGTCCTTCCATTTGATAATACCACCAAGTATCCATAGTCGGAGGGTTAGTGTCACCCCACATACCAAACCATGATGGCCCACCATCTTTAGAAGAAGGAAAACGACCAATACGTTTTGACATTGCATCAACGATGTCAGGGTGAATATCTCTACACTCATTAAACCAAGCGAATGTTAATTCAAGTGAGTTCAAGTTTGCTACATCGTCAGCATCATCAAGTGCACGAAACATAACTTCACATTCAACATCACCTACTTTAAAGAAAAAAGTTTTGGTAGTACGCATAAAGTTTCCACACACTCCCGGTGGAAACCAATCTAAAAAAGTTTTAATTGTTGTATCCTGCAACTGACGTGCAGTCTCACGAACAATAGCTACTCGTGATTTTCTTATTCCTTGTTTATTAACTTTCTGTTGTGACGCTCGACGTATTACTTCAAAACAACTTGCTACGGATTTACCCGAACCAACAGGCCCCATGAGTACACGCATCTTTGAATCAGATGCCATAAACTCCTTACATGTTTTTGAAGGGGTGTAATCAATATCCATTAGAAAATAACCGCGCCAAGAATGAAACTAACAACACAAGCAATGATAGGTTTCTTATGATACCTTACTCGTCTCGTCCACTCTCGAGGCGTATGACCAAATATAATCATGCTTCCTCCTTTTCTAACAGTATAACTATATACTGCGTTGGTATATTCTTTCTTTTCAGAATTTTAGTTTTATAAGATATACCTAATTTTACTAATTTGTAAGTGAAATTATCATAGTCTGAGATAGTGTCAAATGATGTTGACCTACTCCCTTCATATGAATCTGTGAAATTTTTAAGAACTTCCAATCGCTGTTGTGTCTTCAACTGCTTCAGCGTCGATAACAGTTGCTGGATGTTCTTGTCCTCCGAGATTGATTGTAATTTTAACTCCTCCACCTGCACCCTCCGTTGTAATGTCGCCCTTAGGTTCAAGCCCACCCCACTTAACTGTGGATTTAATAAGGTCAGCTTTAACCGCAGCCGAAGTATCTGGACTGTGGATTAAACTCCAAGAGGTTGTTAGTAGTTCTTCTGCTTGAGCACGAGCTTTCAATTTGAAAGTCATGCCTTTCTCTTTAATCTCATCTCTATAAGAAGTTACCTTCTTAAGAAATATAGGATCTTTATTAAACACAAGTATATCCTCGGCAGTAATCTTATGCCGATCTTTTACTTCGTCTAAAGTCTCTCCGCTGCCTTCTAGCATAAGCGCTGTATCGAAGGCGAAACGGTCAGACCACTTTGTATGTTTCAAAGGTATAGTGTCCATAACTAAAACATTATGCCTAAAATTACTCCGCTGTCAACAATTTGTGAAACTTTACACTTGGATTTTTTGGGTCTTGTTATGTGAGGTTTACTTATATGGGGGGGAGGGGTCGGTTGCGTGTCCATGTACCCCCCTGCCATTTAATCCAATAGTCAAAATATAAAGCGCGTATAAGTGGCATAAATAGGGCATACTTGACAAACGTGTAAATTTAATCCATAGTTAAATCATCAACAAAACGTTGATACCCGAACAGTCAGCGGGAATACTGACTAACAACTGGAGGTCTACATGAGTAGAATCTTTGAAGGTAATGTTAGCCTAGTTGCTAACACCAAGGGTGAGATTGCCCTGAAGCGCGACCTAAACGGCGCTTGGAATTCAACTAACGCTAAGGAACTATATGCTAAGGCTATGGAACTTAGTAAGGCGAAGAAAATGCCACTACATAAGTGGAGTTTCTTCAAGGCTGACGGTGGAACTGATGTTCTACTAATGGCGGACAGATACGGTAATCCTAGAATTACTATCTTGCCACCAAAAGCCGAGGGTCAAGCCAAGTCAAAAGTGACAAAGCTAGCCTAACTTAACCCCGAGGGGAGAGCAATCTCCCCTCACAACAAACTGGAGACAATTATGTCAATGAAAGATTGTAAAAGAGAGTACCGAGTAGATTGGATTGAATACGGAAACCTTTACTCAAGATGGTACTACAAGGAAGCTGACGCCAAGAACCTAGCATTCAAGCTGAAGCATGACAAAGAGATCGAAGCAGACAATGTAACAGTCTCACACAACCCAGCTAGGAAACTACACTAAGAAGAACGGAGGGAGCCTAACAAGCTCTCTCCTTTTTTTTGTCTTTTATTTTTTAATATATATAATCCCATACGTCGGGGGGTTTCGGCACGGCATTATCTTAGATTAAACGTCAAGTTAAACCTTTAGTTTACAGGTTGTGGCTCATTTGGTGTAAAGTTATACAACTATCTAGTATCTAAAAGCATACTTGACACAACATGTTGAGTTTTAGATAGCGAAAGTTTACAACAGAATAACCAAATGTCCTTTGTTAACGCGGGTTTACACCATATACGCAGGAGAATACTATCTAAACTATCTAAATTATCTATTAAATTTACATACATCACTCTCCAAATCTAAATCTAGTGTAATATAAGGGAATTTGCGTAGTTAAAGATTACTTTCTAAAACTTAGATACTTTAGATACTTCCTCTCAACTCCTTACAAACAAACGATTACACCTATCTACTAACCCTATATAAACCACAACATACACACAGATAGTGCCACCCACCAGTAGATAATTAGTAGTTTAAACTTGACGCTTTCTCTGTGTACGGGGCCAAACTTGACAAATCGAGGCTCGTCGCCCAAACTGGCGAAGCCTCTCGGGGATTGTTTTAATACAATTCATCAAGGGGTATTTAACTTAACTTAACTGGAGGTCAATATGGCTAAAATATACGAAGGTAATGTATCAATCTTTAAGAACACTAAGAATAACATTGTTGTAAAGGCAGATCCTGAGGGGCAGTTCAATGCTGAATCAGTTGATGAGCTTTCAAAGACAATGACAGAGCTTGGTACAAAGTTGAAGGCTGAAGTAAACTTCTTCATACCTGAATCTAATACTGGTGACTTGAAAGCAATGTTACTAGTGAATCGTTGGGGTGCTCCTTATGTAGCATTCTTACCAACATCTACAACTGGCACTAAGAGCAAGGTTGAGAAACTTGCTTAATCATAATCAGGGAGAGTGGTGTATTACTGCTCTCCCTTTTCGTGTTTCATTAATCAATTCAAGGAGGTTTATATGTCTCAATGTGTAATGTGTAATGCAGATATACATGACAAACGTGTAAGTTTAGGATACACTACTTGCATGATTTGTGGTGACAAGGAAGCTCAAAAGGTAGTGCATACTGTACTACCAATGCACAAATCTAACTACATGTTAGTGACCAATCGTAAGGACTTGATTGGTTTCAATACGAAAGGAGGTTTAGTAAAATGAAATCTTGGATAATGTATGGAATTGTTGCAGGAGGTATCGGTGGGTTTATATATTACTTGCTGTCATCTCTAGCACAATCGGTAGGACTATGATGTACAAAAGTTTACAGTACATTGGTGCTACCATCTTAATCGTTGTATTCACTCTGTTAATAATGTTCACCCTAATCAATTTCATGCTCGGTTGTGAGTCATGGGATGAACAGTATTGGACTGCTTACAACTCTTGTTTAACACCAACCGAGTTCATTGGAGTATTTCTACCATGACAAAAACTGCACTGAAACTTTTCATGCTTAAGCATTCGAAAGGTGGAGCAATAGTGAAGGATGATGACGGCAATCCATTAACCTTCCACGACAAGATGATTGCCAAAGCTAGTAGGGTAGGTAAACAAGTTGTTACCTATGGCCCTGACCATCGTAAATACAAAGGAGGTAAATGATGCGAGCTACATTACTAAAATCAACTATTAAATCCCTGTTCCCTACTCAACGTACAGCGGCGATTGAAGGATCTCCGGGAGGAGGTAAGACAACCATCTGTGAAGAAGTTGCTAAAGAACTAGACGTAGGTTTCATTGAGAAACATATGCCTACAATGCTAGTAGAGGACTTCGGTATCATGTATCCCAATGGTGATGACATGTTACATTACAAGTTACCTGATTGGTTTCCATCAGATGACAGGACAGACATACCTGACACTGGTATCTTATGTTTCGATGACAGGAACCAAGCTAATGCAGACTTACAGAAAGTCTTAGCTAACATCTGTCAAGCTAGAAACCTACATGGTAAACCACTCAAGAAAGGTTGGATGGTTGTCTCGACAGGTAACAGACAGTCTGACAGGGCAGGTGCTAACAGAGTGTTATCTCACTTGCGTAATCGTGAAACTGTATATGAACTTGAGACTCACCTTGATGACTGGTGTAGTTGGGCAATCGACCATGGTGTCAAGTCTGAGGTTATCTCGTTCATTCGATTCAGACCTAACTTACTGCATGACTTCGATGCACAGCGTGACCAAAACCCTACACCACGTTCATGGGTTGAGGGTGTATCCGATGCACTTGGTATTGTACCTGCTGAAGCAGAGTATGAAACATTCAAGGGTGCTGTCGGTGAAGGTGCAGCAGCAGAGTTTGTAGGTTTCGTTAAGATATATCGTAAGCTACCAAATCCTGACAACATCATCATGAATCCTACTACAGCCGAGGTTCCTGATGACCCTGCTACGTTGTATGCACTGTCTGGTGCTATTGCAGAACGAGCAACTGAGAACAACTTCGAACGTGTTGTGACATATGCTGAGCGTATGCCACCTGAGTTTTCAGTTCTATCAGTATCGTATGCAAGTCGTAAGAATCCAGACCTTGCTTCAACGCAAGCGTTTACAAAGTGGGCTGTTAACCATCAAGACGTACTATTCTAGGAGGTAAGTATGAAACTAAGTGACAAAGCACTACTGGTGCAACTCAATGTATCACAGTGGACTGCTCGTAAGTATGACAAACGTGCTACTGAACAGGTAGCACAGCATAACAATACTACGATTGGTGCAGGTAGATACAACAAATCGTTGTTACCAATGAATGATTATCTAGATAATGTTCACAAGAAAACTACAGCTATTCGTGCCAAGTATTATGCCAATACCCTACCATGGGGTATTGAGGGTACGATGTTGTTACCATCTGCAAACTATCTAAACTTCATGACTGAGTTTAGGAATGAGAAAGCTGAATGGCAACAACTTGTGAATACATTTTGGGATGAGTATCCAAGACTTAAACAGGATGCACAACGATTCCTTGGTAATCTTTACAATGCTAATGACTACCCTATGCTTCACGATATACAGCGTAGGTTCAACATGGACTTGGCTGTATTCCCTGTACCATCTAATGACTTTCGTGTTCAGATTTCAGATGAGGAACTAAGTCGTATCCAATCTGATGTTGAGACGAGGGTACAAGATGCGGCTGAACAAGCAATGAAAGAAGCTTGGCAACGATTGTATGACAAGGTCAAACATATTGCTGAGAAACTTGCAGACCCTAAAGCTATCTTCCGAGATACTCTCGTTGATAACACCAAGGAAGTTTGTTCGGTTCTATCAAGACTTAACTTTGCTGATGACCCTGACTTGGAAGCTATGCGCCAACAAGTTGAACAGTCATTAGTCAACAACCACCCTGACAGTTTGCGTAATGACCCTGACTTGAGACGTGTGAAAGCGGCTGAAGCTAAGGACATTATGAACAAGATGGGTGCATTTATGGGAGGTAACTAATGCAAGATGTAACTAAACGAATCAGTAAAGCTAAGACAGCATTGATTCTTGAGCATCCATTCATTGGTAGTGTTGCTCTCAATATGCCAATGAGTATTGATAACTCAGTACCTACTGCGGCAACCAATGGTAAACGTGTCCTATTCAATGAGGAGTTTTGCAATGGGTTGAGTGATGAGGAACTTAAGTTCCTTGTTGCTCACGAATGTATGCACCCTATGTTGGAACACAATTTCCGTAGGGGTGAGCGTGATGCTTACAAATGGAATCAAGCGGCTGACTATGTAATCAACAAGCTGTTGACAGATGAGGGTATCGGTAAGATGCCTGCACAAGGTTTGCTTGATGACAATATATACAAGCAAGGTGGAGGTACCAGTGATGGTATCTTCAACCTTCTACCTGACACACCTGAAGATGGGCAAGGTAATGGTGGTCAAGGTCAACCACTTGACAGTTGTGAAGATGGGCAAGGTTCACCTGCTGAAGTATCACAACAACAAGCCGAGTGGAAAGTCAAAGTTGCACAAGCGGCTCAGTCTGCAAAGATGATGGGCAAGATGAGTGCAGGACTTGAACGTCTAGTTGATGAGATCCTTAAACCCAAAGTGGACTGGAGGGATGTCTTACAGAGATTTGTTGTCAAGTGTCGGTCTGACCAACGCTCATGGGCTAGACCAAACAGACGATTCTTATCACAAGGATTGTACTTACCTAGTGTATCAGGTGAATCACTAGGAGAGATTGCCTTTGCTGTCGATTGTTCAGGCTCGATTGGTCAAGATGAAATCAATCAGTTTGCTAGTGAGATTACTACAGTATGGCAAGACCAAAAACCAACCAAGGTTCATGTGATTTATTTTGATTCCGAAGTATCACATTATGATGAGTTCGGACAAGATGATGAACCTATTGTGAAACCACATGGTGGAGGTGGTACTGCGTTTAGTCCTGTATTCAAGTACATGACTGAGCATGGCATTGAACCTGTAGCATGTATATTTTTAACTGACCTTTGCTGTGATGACTTTGGTGATGCACCTGACTACCCAGTTCTATGGGTGTCAACGCATGATGATAAGGCACCATTCGGTGAAGTTGTAATGATGGAGGATAATAATGGGTGAAGTTAAGAAGTTAATGATTGAGGCAGAGACTATGTTGGTCACTTGCCTTGATGACTGGGGCATGACCAACGAACAAGCATTTACCAAGATAGGTAAAGAGTTAGGAGCAATGGCTGAACAGCATGTTCGTGACTTAGTTAATCAATGGAACAAAGGAGACCAAGATGGCAACTGTAAGATTTAGTGAACAATTAAAAGATACTATACAAGGCAATGCTAAAGCTATGTTCAAAGCAAACATAGACAAAGCTAAGAAAGATGTACCTACACATTGGGCAGATAAGATGTACCAATCTTTCTTTCCTGCTGAAATCATAGCAAAGTTCAAAGCATTACCTGATTATGCAATGGACAAGGAAGAAAGTATAACATTCTGTGGGTTTCACAATGAACCCGAAGAGGTGTTTCAAACTGCTGAGTACAACACCAAAGCATATAGATGTGATGGTGTAAGACTTGAGTTTAGTACAGCACAACCATGGCCTAGAAACTTTAGTAAAGAAGTTACAGGTTTTAACAATGGGTACAGTTCAGGTACTTGTGACTTCAATGACACAAGATGGGATTGGTTAAAGCCTGAGTTCAAAGAATACAATCGTAAAATCTTTGAGCAAGAATCTAAACAAGAGAAGTTTCTTGAAGGTGTTAAGGCAATCATCAACACCTACAGCACGTTGGCACCTGCATTGAAAGCATGGCCTGCACTGTGGGATTTAATACCTGATGAAGCAAAGGAACGACACAAGAAGATTGTTGAGAAGAAGAAAGCCGAAGTAGCAGACATAGGGGCAGATCTAGATGGTATGACTGCGGCTGTAACATTTAATAAACTAACCAAGTAAGGAGTAATCATGTACACATGGTGGCAGAGTGATAGGTCTCTTAATACCTACGAAGAAATGTTGACATTATTCAACACAGCAAGGTGGCCTGATAAAGGCAAGCCTGTCAATCAAAACTGGAGACTGTTTAAGAAGGGTGATGCAATTCGTATTGTGTGTCAAGGCTATGGTACTGAACCATTGGCTGACATAACACCTGACAACATCATCACGTTTGTGGCTAAAGAAAGTCACATCATTAGCATGTCTCAGTCTTATGTATCATCTTTCTATAGATGGTTTCCATTTGTAATCAACAGACATCGTAAGGGTTTGTATCGTATTCGTCATACTAAGAACCTTGATGCTCAGATACATGAGAAAAATAAAAATGATAGTTCACAAGGTTCATACAGTACATTCAATTCTGTTATGAACAGTGGGCCTTCATACTTCTGTGGCATACAGTTCAACTTGTTGACAGGTGAGTGTCTCAACCAGAAGCCTGACGATAAGTTCATTGAGATACCTGCAAAGCGGAAAGAG